GTACTGGATAAGGAAATCTAGGGGTGACAAAGAAAATATACGTGTACCACCAGGGCGACGTAGTTTTTCCTTCTTACGACGCTCGTCTTTCAAATGGTCCCAAAACACTGTTGGCAGAACTCTGCCCTCAGCCCTTAGGCGCCACTTTTCATCCAAGTCTTGCTGAAACCATTCCTCCGGTTTACAATCTATCATTTGTTCCTGATCATCGAAAACCGGATTCAACATATCGTCGCGCCTTATCATCTGATTCTTAGAGTTTTTCATCAGATTATAAGGCCACCCTACAGAAGTATCGCGTTTTATGGGAGGATATTCTTCCAAATTCGCTATCCCACAAACCGCTTCTGACACCGTACGGCAACCAACTAAGGTAACAATAGGGCGGGCATAAGTCAAGATGTTTATTGTGGCAGCCGAAACAACTCTATCTTCCAGATCTACAGGAAAATCTTTCTTTGGCTGGCACAAATTTTCACATCCAGTGATCAGAGGGGATTTTTCATGCACCCAACGCTTATCCATCTTAGAGAGACAGCAAGGTTCTGTTACATTATCAACCCCCTCCTTTCTTAATTCATCTTGGATAATAGACGGAAATATCTTTGAACGGGAGGACTGATATGGAACACGAGTGTTCGCAATCTGTCCGACACAATGATAATCTCCTGACAATTTCTGGTCAACGAAATCCATCTCTGAAGGAGATGGCTCTAAATTTTCAACAGTCAAAACCTCAGTGGGTGACATATTTTCCAGTAATTCTTTCCAAAGAGGGATGGCGAAGGAAACTCCATCAGTCTTATTCTTATCCGATGAGAAATAAGTACCAATTAAGGGGTTATTGTTGTCCTGAGCAAGCAACAGAGTTCCACAGATATTCTTTCCAGAATAACCACGAGTCTCAATCACTCCACCAAAACTCACAATTGCGTCTTTATCGGGATCACGGGTGTCTACGCAGGCACTTGTATCTTCTATAACCACACCTTGTGTGTGTATAGCAAATTCTAAACCTGCGGTTGCAGCGACTATAAGTCCCTCTCTCCTAACCTTATCTAGCTTTGAACTAGTATAAGTGAAAGGAATGATAGACTTATAGGCACTTACAGAAGTTGGTGACAGTCTAATTGAAACCAGGTCATAATTGGGTCTCTCAAGAACCTTGCAATCCTTGAAGGACACAACTCGTCCTGTCTTCTCTCGGACAGTCAACATTGTGATCGGTTTACCACCATCTTCACTTTTCTTGAGATGGAAATATTGGTGGCGGGTCATCATAACCCAACGTTCACGTATAAAGAGGGCTTTTACATTATAATATGAGCCAGGAGCATCCGTAATAGAAAACCAGGCTAAATTATTATATAAAAGCCGCACTTTATTGTCCAATTCAGGTGAGCCAGCCATAACTTGTATCCTGGCACTCTGTGCTGGTGTTCGAGCACTATGTGAAATACTTCGACCTGAAGTATATCCAGCAGGTGAAGATCTAACTAAGGAGAAGAGCGAACTAGTCCCCAAAATCAGGCCTATTACTCCCGCTGCCATTGCAAACATTTTTCCATATTTCACAACCTTATCAGACATCCATTCCCACCATTCCTTCAATTTCAGGCTATCAAGCCATCGTCTCAACCAATGCCGTGAAGGAACTGGAACAGCACCTGGAGCCTTAAAATCTGGTGGGAGATCCTTGAGAGTAGAAAGAAAATTCCCAGGACGCAACATACTCTGAACTTCATCAAAGTGTTGTCGCACCCACACTTTGAGAAAAGTCTTCCTAGTCTCAGGGTCCCAAGCACAACGGACAGGACAAAACTTATCAGGTATTGATAAATCAAAATCCCGAGGATCTGTCCAAAAGCCTTCCGAATGCATCCACAAATAACGCCAAGCACGGGTTATCTTCTGATGTGGACACTCAACAGGAGTCTCCTCCATTACGCCCGGGTTGTAGTCTCCCATCTCAACGACTACTTGATATTCAACCCCATTAGTAACTTTTACTATACGGAGTTGATTATCAGGGAGATCATCCAATCGAGCATCAAAGAACTCCTCCTCATCACCAGCCAAAATGAACCGATCAGTTGGAGCAGATCCTACAGCCCAATAATGAATCACTCCACCAGCCACAATCTTCTTCAATTGATAATCTGATCCCCATTGTGAGTTAAGCTCACCTAAATATTCACTTAAATAACTAGAAGTAGTATAATTATCATATAACTGAAAACCAACAGAACTAATAATAGTGGCAATTAAAAACATAAGATCAACAAGCTGGCCACGTTCGGTAATCCAGTTCAACCATTCTTGAAAATATCCCAATCCAAAGATAACAGAAGTTAATCCGTAGATTTGGAATTTTTGCTTCATGGACAGTTCCACTGGAATAACCCATCGTGACAAAGGATTTTGACGACAAGTAGGACAAACAGGATCATTAGCAATATGAAAATAACACTCAGAACAAACTGGATGAACACCAACAGATGGACAACGGTATCCACACTCTTTTCGCTCCAAACAAACAGTACACTTCATAACATGCATTACATTCTCATAGGTCTTACCTAAGTAATTCATAAGAGAATCCATAGCAACATTCTGAAGTCTACCAAATGTTTTCTGCGATACCCAATTTATTCCAGTCAAGATAGCAGAAAAAGGACCAACAATATCCCTTTGACGCGCTTGAGGAGCATCGTCAAAGGCTGCAAGGCGGGATCGAAGAGCAGTAGTATCAGGAGTAGTCACATAAGGTGGAGCAGTGGCTACATCAATTTCATCTATAGCATCGAGATCTGAAGGATCACTTGCTAACTCCTGAGGTTGAGAACCACTAGCACCAGGTTCCGTCGAAGGCTGAGGATCTTTCGGAGACAAAGAAATTTGAATTTTAGGAAGGCGAGCTTTGACACCTTCCTTCATTCGACTCAATAAATCCAATAGTTCTTTAGCCTTCTCAGTTATCTGATTACTAGTGAACATATAATGTTGGACAATTTCACTAGGCAAAGAAGCATTCTGAACAGGGGACATTTCTGCAGATTGAAGTTGAGCTTCATAGAACAATTTAAATGGATCGGCTCCTGAAGGGAGACGGGAAGCTTGTTCTGGCAATAAAGCATTTAAACAATTAAGACGATACTGAACATTTTTTGTTTCACGGGCATGATATTCACTATGAATTTGTAACAATTTCTC